TTTGCCCAAACTTCTCTAAATAAAGAATAAGCTCTTGTAAGCTCACCATAATTATTAGCAGTAGTTGCAACAGTATAAATACTTACCCTTCTATCTAAATCACCTATTAATAACATTATACAACTTGTACTTTATATGTGTTTAATAACCACAAAGATGATTGTGCAAGTTCTGTTGATGTTCTTCCAGTAATCACAGATTCTCTATTAGCATACCAGTTACCAATAGTCAAAAGAATAGCTTGTTTAATAGCATTTGGCACATCACTTGCAGTACCATATCCAACAGTATATTTACATTCAACAGCATCAATTCTATCAGCTATATCTGGAAAACTACCATCAACAACTAAATTTATTTGACATGGCTCAAATTGATTATTTACAACATAATTACTTGATGCTAATGTTTGCAATGTATTATCAGAATCATAATATTTAACATGAGTAACACTAACAACTTTACTTTTATATAATTGCTTTAAATCAAGAAATGTTGTGCAAGTTTGATTTATTACAGTATTAATAAAAAATCTGTTTGTGTATTCTTCACTTAATTGTGTTGAAGCAATAATAAGATTAGTTATTAAAGTATCATCAGTACTAATATCCACTTTTAAATGAGCTTTAGCTTCTGTTAAAGAAACTGGATAAGTAGATGCTGGAGTAACAACTTGAAATGTTCTCATAGTTGGCAATGCAACATTATTGATGTTATTTATGTTATAATAATTATTCATATTATTTAGTTTAAAAAAAAGGGATGATGGTTATTCCACCACCCCTTTCTTAAATTAATTATTAATTATACTATTGTAAAGATGTATATTTAACAAAAGATGCTCCATCAGCAACACCAAAATCAACATGATTATTCATTACTAATCTAACCTCATTATTAGTAGCTCTTGAATAAGGATCAACTAAAATATTAGATGGTCCAAAAGTAGCATAATATACACGACTGAAATCACCAAAAATACCATCAGCACTTGTAGTACCAGAAGATGCTGGAGCTGATGAGAAATAACCATCATATCCCATTAATTTATCATCAACATAAGCTGGATAAACAGAAGCAACTTGAGCTCCAGATTTTAATATTGAATACATTTTCCAGTTATTTACAAAAGCTAAATTTCCATCTAATCCATGACTATTAGCAATTGTTTGAATAGCTGTCAACATATCTGCAACCATACCAGCACCACCAGCTGTTGTTGATTCAGTAAATGTTAAACAACCAGTTGTATCAGCGATTGCTCCAGGAGCATCAGTAACATCAGTTGAGCCAAACATAGCAGCATCAATTTGAGTTGCCATATTTCTTCCCATATCTCTCATTACAGCAGCTTCAGCAGCTGGACCATTTTGAGCAAGTATAACATTAGAAAGGTTAGCATATCCAGTTAATCTTTTTGGAGTTAAAGTTACTTTTCCAAAATTAGCACCACCATTAGCAGCAGCAGCAACTTCAGATTTCCAACCAACAGTTGATCCTCCAGCAATTGGAAGAACAGTATCAGCAGCAACAGTTCCTAAATTTTGAATTCCAACTCTATTGTAAAGACCAGATGCTTGTAAACTGTCAATGTAAGCACCAACAGATGTTGGAGCAATTGCAGAGTTAGTTTGGTCAATAGCTCTTTTTTCTGTCATGAAAGAAGGTAATCCAATTCCTTGTAAACCTTTTCTTGCTTCGTTTTGAGCTTCTTGATGCATTTCAGCTTCTAAACCAGTTAATTGCCCACCATTTCTGATTTCATTAACAGCTTTAAATAAACTCCAACCTCTTGTAGTTTTATCAGTATCAACAGAAGAAATCTTAGCACCAGTTGCAGAAGCAGCTAATTTAAGATTAGTTTCAACTTTTTCAGCTCTTGTGATAGCAACATCGTTATCATCTATTTTAGATAGTAGAGAATCCATATTATCATTCTCTTCTATTGTTAAATCACGTTTTTCATTTTCAGCAACTAACTTGATTGATTCAAGCTCACCAATTAAATCTGAACGTAATTCTTTTAATTCTTTAGAATTTTTCATTTTTCAATTTTTAATTATTTAATTATTTTCTTTTTTTTAACTCAATCTTTAGTTTTGCTAATGAACGGCTAACTAAATCTTTTTCTTCTTTTACTTCTTCTATTACATCAACCTTCTTTAATGTTTCTTTGTATTTTAATAATCCTCTTTGAGCAACCTCTAAATCAGATTCAGCTTGACTATATGCTGGATATACTACACTAGAAATATCATATAATTTTTCAATTTTATTAATTGTTCTTATATCGTTACCTTCTTCATCAGTAGACCATGAATCGCCACCATCAGAAATTGTAAACGCAAAAGAACTTTGACTAATATTCCCATTTTTTAAATTAATACCTAAATCTTTTCCATAAGATGTTTCTGGTAGTTCATAAGAATACGCTAAACCTTTTGTATCAGCATTAAGATTTAAAGTTCCTTCACCATTTTTTGAACGAGCCAAAATTAAATTAGCATCATGATTTATTAAAGCTCTAACATCAGATTTATCTATTAATTCTTGTGTAAATGCTCCTTCTGAAATATATTCATAAAAACCCATATATTGACTTCTAGAATTATACACAGAAGCATGACCAACAACCATTTCTTTTCCTTCTTCTGTTGAATCAATTCTTGTTTCAACGTTAAATATTCTTTTTTCCATATTATTATTTTTTATTGATCTGCTATTCATTACTTTTAATAACTCATCATGTGAATCAAATGGCATATAAACAACCTCACCATCTAAATTATGCTCATGATAACCAGAGCCACCTAATCTTTTTGCCTCATTTTCTGCTTCTTCTATTGTATCATAATAAGGCAATTCAATTCCATCACTAATTATTGTTCCTAATTTTTTTCTATAACCACTATTATCATCATCAGCTTGTTTTTTAGAATCGTATTTACAAGCACCAGATTCACCCCATTTCCATTTTCCATTAGCACATTTATTCGCTGGCATCTGTTCCAATTTTTTCTATTGTAGTCATGTTTAATTGCATAAAATGCTTATCACCATCTTCAATCTTATTTAAATCTTCTAAAGCTCTAACTTCATTAATACTCATTACTCCAGTATTAATCATTTTTGTGTAATAATCACTTCTATCTTTTAAATTACCTCTTAATAAACCATTAACATTAAACTTAACAAATAATCTTCCAACATCAGATGTTCTAAATAATTTTAGATTCATCTCATTTTCTATTCTTGTTAAATAAGGTAAAAGAGTAAATGTAACAAACTCTTGACTTTGCATTTCAATATTATTAAAACTTGATTTTGATAAATCACCAAGCATATGTGGAGGAATATTCCAAATTCTTGCAACCTCTTCAATTGAAAAAGTTCTTGATGCTAAAAATTGAGCTTGATCTGGTGAAATTCCAACTGGCTTAAATGTTAATCCTTCTTCTAATATAGCTGTTTGATTACTACCAGAAAGCTGTGAGTAAGTATTGTTAAATGATTGTCTTAATCTATCTATTGCAGTTTCACTTAAACTTCTATCAGTTGATAAAACACCACTTAATTTTGCACCATTTTTAAAAAATGTGTTACCATATTCTTCAATTGACATTCCCCAAGATATTGCTTTTTTACATTGTGTAATTGGACTTAGACCTTCTATTCCATCAGTTGTTAAACCAGTAAAATGCAACACATCTTCAGAATTATATACTTCGCCAGTTTCGCCATTTTCATAAAAAAGTTTATTATCTTTTTGTATGATTGTCATATCTTCATAATTCATACAATACAAAGCAGTAACTCTTGCTAATCTATTCCTTTCAATATAAACATAAGAATTTCCATTAACACATAAATCCATCATTATCTTTTCAAAAAAAGTAATTTTATTTTGATAAGTATTTGGTTTATATTTTAAAAGTGAATAAAGATTTTCTTTAACAGCTTCAGTTCTATCACCATTATTCTCAACTTTATATACTGATATAGGTAAAGAAGAAACAGATTCTGTAAGTAATCTTATTGCTGACCAAAC